GCTATTGAGTAGTAGCAACTCACGTTCCCAGTAGTAAACCCTGTTTTCCTTGCCATAGACACCATCCCTGTCTTCCCCCACATGATGTGGGGGTTTTTTTTATCAGGTACTTAGAAAAAATCCCTTATAAATCAATCCTTCTTGCAACAGCCATAAGCAGTTACAAGAAGGATATAGCGTTACGGGTGTAGACAAGATGTAGACAATATTGTCACACCGCCAGCCCGCCGCCGAGAGGGTTTAACGTTACTGCATGTTGCAGGTAATCGGGGGCAAGGTGAGCATAAACCATCGTCTGTTGTATGCTGGCGTGCCCCAGAATTTGCTGTAACGCAATAATGTTCCCTCCATTCATCATGAACCAGCTTGCGAAAGTATGCCGAAGCACGTGTGTGGCCTGCCCACGTGGTAAATCGGGCTTAACCTGTTTGAGTCGTTCACAGAAGTTTTCATAGTCAACTTTGAACAGTGGCCCAGTGTCGCTGGTCTTGATCTCTTTCTCCAGTTCTTCGGATATCGGAACGGTGCGCTTTTTTCCGTTTTTGGTCTTAAGGAACGTCACGCGCCCGTGATTAACCTGCTCACCTCGCAGCGTGCTACCTTCGCCCCAGCGTGCGCCAGTGCTGAGGCATAGCAGTGCTACACGTCGATCGTCGCCGGTCAGAGTATCCAGCAATCTGCTGATCTCTGATTTTGCTAGATAGGTCATAGCTGGCGGCGCTTCTTTCAGTGGTTCCAGACCCTTGCAGGGGTTTTCCTTCCTGAACTCTTCCAGTTTTATCAACGTGCTGAACATCCCGGATAAGCGGTAAATATCCCGGTTGATCGTTGCTGCGCTGATACCGTCTTCCAGCCGTTGGCCTCGGTGCTGAGCAATCATTCGCTTGTTCAGTCGGTTAACGGCTGGATCGCCCAGTGCCCTGATTGTTTTATTCAGGTGCCGCTTTTCAATCTTGCCATTTTCCTGAGTCTGTCCGTACAGTAGCCACCAGGTATCTAACAACTCGCTTAAGGTGCGGCGGTCAACGCTCGCGCCCAGCCATTCTTTTTTGTCGGCGTTGGCTAATACATAACGCTCAAAAAGAACCGCCTCTTGTTTCTTCTCAAATCGCCTGCGGATACGTTTTCCGTTACGTCCGCGCGGCCATACGTCTACTTCATATTGACCACCTTCGAGCTTCTTAATCGACATAAGAAAGCCCTCCGGCGTTTATTTCCCCATCTTGGTAACAGATAGTGAAAATGTAATGTTTATAGATGGTTAACCAGTTTGTGTCTCTGAGCGGTCTGATCCAGTTGACTCTGGCCCAATGTGTGCGAGGGCCGGTGCGATTTGACCAGCTTGAGGGGCGGTCTTATCAGTCATTAGCCAGAGCGTATATTTTGCAAAACGGGGGTGTTGTGTGATCTTCAACAAAATTTCACTACCAACTCCTTCTCTTCTCCCCATCTCGTAATGCTTTTGAGTACCTGCCGGAATACCTGTCAATTCAAAGAATTGAGTTCTGGATAGCCCTTCAGCATCCCTAATTGCTCGAATTTTTTCCCCAATCCCGCTTGACTGGGTCTCATTTGATACCATATCCTTCTCCTTAGTGGGTCTCAATTGATACCATTGCAACGAAAAGGCAACCGCCAATATAAGCAGTTACAAGCCGAAATAAGCGCCTAGCGCTAATGCGGAGATTAGCACAAATGAGTGGAAGACTTGAGCAGGGCAACAGAAGTGACGGAATCCATGTTGCTGAATTCCGCCGTAGTTATTTCCCAAATGGACGTTATGCAGGGACGGTTAAAACTAGTGGCTCCGTTTCGGGGCCAGTGAAGAAGCAAGTTCAGCTTTAGCAATGTATTGCTGGAGGAAGGTTACGGTGTCTTTTGCTTGCTCAATGGTTAAACCAGTAAACAACTCGCCTGCTTCGGGCAGTTTTGTCGGTGTAGCTAAGTGGTAGTGGAAGCGTAAGCAAGCCAGGTCATTAGCAACGAGGTATTCAAGTTCAGCAGGAATGTAGATAGGTACTTCTTTCTGAGACATAAAGATCTCCTTTCTGGTTGTGTGGAAACTCCAGAATACCACGCGCCGGGCGTGGCTAAAAATCCCGGCATATCTTCAATGAGAGGTGATAACGCTATGACAGACAAAGAGTTAGAGGGGTTCATTGAAGTGCGTCATGCCGTTGACGCGGTTCCATACCCTAAATTTGCCGAGTTAATCGGTAAGAAGCCCGCCACGGTTAAGAGCATGATTGAAGACGGTAAGTTGCCGATCATCCCGTGGAAGAACCCGGAAAGCCTGGGCGCCCGTGCTGAGAACTGGATCTATATTCCTGAGTTCAACCGCGCAATGCGTGACGCCTACTACAACCGTCCGAGAGAGCAGCGCGACGCTTGGTTGCTGTGGATCGGTCTTTGAGGTTATCGCGATGAGCCAGAAAACAGCCAACCACGAAAACCGGGTGCGTGAATGCAACAACATTCTGGACACCCATTTAAAAGATATGCAAACGGGCTTCATGATTCGCACCAATAGCGGCGAATTTATGATCAGGGATAAAAAGCTGATTAAGAAAATAACCAAAGACGTGGCCCGCCATGTTGATGGTGAATTGCTTAAATTGGGAATGTGAGGGGGGGCTTTTGTGGCTGTGCAATTAATACAGTTAAGTCGTCATTCATATTTATATCGTGGCTTCACGATTCAAAAGTGCCCGCGTAATCCATTTACGTTTAAGCACTCTTATCGTATTTCCAGCAATGGCGATTATTACGGGCGTGACTTTGCTTTAGCGGAAGCCATGCGCACGGTTGATCAGATGTATAAGCAAGGGGGCAGTAATGCACGATGAAGGCCCATCACTGGCAAGCCTGCTTAAGCACGGGTGCCAGTTTACACACTTCAAAAACTCACGCGGCTGGCTGGAAACACCAGACGGGCAATTCTTTAAACCTGAGCCTAGCAAGGTTCAATTTATTAAGGGAATGAGTAAGCCCTTTGTTTATACGAAGAAGATAAACAAAGGATTGCTTTTTAACCTTGTTAATTCTTTGAGAGATTTAATCGGCTAACAACGTCAGTTAAATAGTAATTAAAAAACAGTCTTCACTGTCGTCACTTAATTAAGTGATGGCGCTTTCACTCATCCTAAAAAGGATAAATAGCATGTTTAATAAACTGTTTGGAAAAAAAGTAGCAGCGGCAAAAGTTGAACTTAAGAAAGTGGAAAATCGCGATCTTATGGAAGCTATTGTCGGCGGTTGTCTTTTGGTATCTGCCGCCGATGGCGAGATCGAAAAAGAAGAAACCAGCAAGCTGGATCAGCTTATCCGCTCTAACCCGCGCCTTGCGCATTTCGGCAATGAAATTACATCCACCATCAACCGCTATACGGAACAGCTTGAAGCTGGCTTCCGCGTTGGCCGCATGAACATTTTGCGCGAAATCGACGACATCAAAAACGATCCGAAAGAAGCCGAAGAAGTCTTCGTCAACATGCTGACTATCGCCGAAGCGGACGGCCAGATCGAACCAGAAGAACAGAAGGTGCTGGAAGAGGTCGGGCGCCGTCTGGGGCTGCGTGTTGAGGATTATCTCTGATGCTGCGCGTGCTGGATTCACTACGTCCGGCGCTGGCCCTGCTGTTGGCCTTCATGGTCGTAGCAGTGGATTTCACCAGCTACCTGCTTTCGGTGATTGGCGACGCCTTCTTCGTTGGCGCTCTTCTTCTCCTTGTCTGGCCTGCCATCAAGTCAGCTAACCAATCAGCGGATCACCAGTAACAGATTGCCGGGGAAACCCGGCAATTTCTGAGGCTTCGAATCATGACTAAACGCGATCAATATAACTTCATCCTGCACGTTCTCTTACCTGCTGTTGAGCGTGAAGGGCTGACGATTAAAACCCGCCGCGATGGTGAGTTAACCCTTTCTTCTGACGATCCCTCTGTTTCCTGCTTTATCGACGACATGCGCCAGCGCCTTACCACGGCGTTGCAGCGTCCGGCTGTTCCATCTTCCCCTTACGGAGTCCTGTAAAATGATCCGCCCGTTCATCAAATGGGCAGGGGGTAAAACCCGTGTCCTTCCTGACCTGCTGCCGCACCTTCCTAAAGCCGACTGCCTGATCGAACCGTTCGTAGGCGGCGCATCGGTATTTCTGGCGACTGAGTACCGCCGCTATGTGCTGGCTGATATCAACCCGGATCTTATTAACCTTTATCGGAAAGTCACCCGTTACCCGGACTTAGTGATCGATGCGGCCCGCGAACTGTTCAACAGCAAGAACAGCCCGCAGGGGTACAACGAAGTCCGCGCCGCGTTCAATAAGCAGGTATGTACGGTAAAAAGCTGTGGGTTGCGTTATGGCGTCGAAATGGCGCGCATCATGCGTGCTGCTCAATTCCTGTATCTGAACCGCCACGGTTATAACGGCTTATGCCGTTACAGCCGTAAGACCGGCTTTAACGTGCCGTTTGGCAAGTATAAGAGCGTCTACTTTCCTGAAAATGAAATCCGCCTGTTTGCCGAAAAGGCCAACGATACAAAGGCAATATTTCTTTGCGCGCCGTTCCAGCGTTCTCTACAGGTCGTCACGGGTGGCGATGTTCTCGTTTACTGCGATCCGCCTTACCTGCCTGAAAGCAAAACAGCCGATTTTACCCAATACCACACCGAACCATTCACGGAAGACAACCACCGCCAGTTAGTCCAGGCACTGCTGGAAGTTAACCGTAAGCATGGCGTGAAGGTTGTCATTTCCAACAGCGACACCGAAGCCACCCGCGCGATTTATCAGCCTTTCAAGATGCACGAAATCAGCGTGCAACGTTCCGTCAGCACTGACAAAGACAACCGCCAGAAGGCCAAAGAAGTGATCGGCGTGCTGCCTGTCTGCGACTGCTGCGGGCGTTACGGCGGCGGTTGCCCTGATTGTGGCGCCGTGATGGGTGATGCGACTTACAACGCGATGGTTGCGGCAGGCACGTTTGACGATATGGAGGCGTTTTAATGAATCTTGTAGACGCCTGGATCGTTGAAATCATAAGCGTGAGTCGTGGCGAGATTGTGCCGTATTGGTTGGTTGAGGCGAAAGTAACAGCTTATGGAAGGGAGTCAATAACCACAATTCTGAAGAAATCAGAAGAGGAAGCCAAAGCCGTTAAAGTAGGGGATGTAGTTCAAATATGACCACGGCAACCCGTGGCCGTCGCGCCCCTTCTCCACCTCCACCGTATCCGGGTAGCACTGACAATGCTATCCCTTACGCTTATGGCGGGAACAAACCATACCAGCCGATTGGCGTTGATGTAGCGCCGGGGCTGGATGGTTTCGACTATCTCATGCCGGACGGCACGCGTAAGCATATTGCGTTCAGTGAACTGGTAGCGGAGGACGAAAAGCCGGAACGCAGTAAGCTGCTGCGTCGCCGTCTGGCTTCTCTTCCGCAATATGTCCGCCGCCACTTTGCAGCGAAGCTTGATGCGCTGGATGTGAAAGACCGCAAAGCGGCAGATCACTGGCTGCTTAACACCTTTGAGCGCCACGTATTAACGCGTATTGATAGCGTGAACAGTGTTTACCAGCCTGATACTGTGATGCCCGGCATTCTGCTGCCAATTCGCGATCAGCTTTTCCGTATGCTCTGGGCAGGGAAAAAAGAGTTAAAAAGACTGGCTTATACGCTTGCCGATATCTTTACGAGCGAGTTTATACGCGAGTCCGATCACCAGTTGGTGCGCACCGGCGATCCTGAGTTCGCGGCGCTTTCTGGCTATGGCCGTATTGCATCGCTGGCAGTGCATCTGAAAACGCCGATCCCCGGTTGGACAGCTTATTGCAATGAAGAACTTGAAGCGGAGGACGCGTTACGCGCAGTTCTCCGTCTTGAGTCACCGCAGTGGTGGTTAAACCGCCTGCGCCGTATCCATGCCCGGTGGCGTGAGCATTTGATGATCGCAGCGGGATACGTCCAGAAAAAATCCTCCCCATACAGTAGCGCCCCGTGCCTTACGGAATGGCTGGCCCAGAAAAAAGCTAACCGTGAATACCTCAAGGCTATGGAACTGGAAGACCAGGACACGGGCGAGCGCATTTCGCTGATCGATAAAGTCGCCGGCAGTGTTGCCAATCCGGCCAACCGTCGCCGCGAACTCATGACGAGAATGCGCGGATTTGAAGATCTGGCGAAGCTGGAAGGGCTGGCCGGTGACTTCTACACGCTGACAGCGCCTTCCCGCTATCACGCTATGCAGCATAACGGGCGCCGTAATAACAAATACTGTGGCGCGTCGCCGCGTGAGACACAGCAATATCTTTGCAAAGTCTGGGCGAGAACCCGCGCCGCATGGAAGAGAAAAGGGATCCGCGTCTTTGGTTTCCGCGTGGTCGAACCGCACCACGATGCAACGCCACACTGGCATTTGCTTCTTTTTATGCGCCCGGAATGCGTCGAGCAGGCGCGCGAAATCTTCCGTAAATATGCCCTGAAAGAAGACGGCAACGAACCGGGAGCGCAGGAAAACCGCTTTCAGGTCGTGCCGATCGACGATGCCCACGGCAGCGCAACTGGCTACATAGCGAAATACATTTCGAAGAATATCGACGGCTTCGCGCTGGATGGTGAGAAGGACGACGAAACCGGGGAAGACCTGAAAGAAATGTCACTCCGCGTTAGCGCGTGGGCATCGCGCTGGGCTATTCGCCAGTTTCAGCAAATCGGCGGTGCGCCGGTCACGGTATATCGCGAACTTCGCCGCCTGGGCGATCGCGAACTGGTGTTACACCCTGAACTGGAAACCGCCCGGCAGGCCGCTAACGGTGGCGAATGGGATAACTACGTATTAGCCCAGGGTGGCCCGTTGGTTGAGCGCGATAAGCTGCGCATCCGTCTGAATTATGAAACCACTGAAAACGGTAACGCCTACGGCGATAACGTCCAGCGAATCACTGGTATTTACTGCCCGATTACGGGCAATGACTCTTTGATCTTCACCCGCACCACTCAATACAAAATCGTGCCGAAGCGCCAGAGCGCTGACGGTGTGGCCGTTGACGTTGGTTTTTCAGGCGGCAACGCCGCCCCTCGGAGTTCTGTCAATAACTGTACGCGGGATCCCGCGACAGGTGCTGACGGTCTTGAACATGCCGATCACGAAGTGGGCGAGACGGTGAATTTTGATGCTCTTTCACGGCAGGAAAAGCGGGAACTGGCACAGAGGCTAAGTGACGATGTGCGAAGTAAGCGGAAAAAACGGCCACCGGAACGGGAAGACGGGGCCGGGATATCCGTGAAAGAGCAGCAGATCAGTGAACTGCTGGCGCTGCGTGGGATTGATGCCAGCGCCGGAATGGTCAGATCGATGATGGCCGGTGCGTCAGTGGCGTGCGGCGATCTTGTTATGACAGTGCAGGATGGGCGGCTGGTATCGCGCAACCGCGCCGCGTCGGGGCTGGATAAGCTGCCGTCGCAGGTGATGGCGGCGAAGCAACAGACAAATAGTCTTATTAACCGAATGAAAAAAGCCTTTAACGGTGCGTCATAACAGCGTGCCGGGGCTTCGCTTATTCATTTTCAGAAGAAACAGGAGTGACAGCATGAGCAAAATTACCAGAGAACGCGCAGCAAAAATTGCAGCAGGCGGCGGATATAACTTTGATGAGGCGGAGGAGCTGGCGCGTATCGCGCTGGCATCGCTCGAAGCGGAGG